AGCAAATTCTTGTCGTGAATAATTCAATTCGATTATCCTTTCCGACACTTTTGAGAACATAATGTAAAGAGTGCTGAAAGATTGTTTTTCTATCCGTGGGGGTACTATACATAGCAAACATACCCCTCCCCTTTTCAAAAGGAAAACCCCAAAACACGGACGTTCTATTTAACATAATCATAGTTATAAGACACAATTTATTCTGCTTGCATAACGTTTTTCACTTGGTTTCGTGTTGATCTTGTCAATAAGTACACATTTTGCTACGGTTTCAGCGTGTTTGGTTATGTTTTGTTACGTGGGGGAAAGTTTGTTATACTTATTGAATACGTTTTGTGATACTTTAGTACTTTTTTTATTAAAATATGTAACTATATGAAATAAATGTGTATATTTGTAGAAAATTAATATAAATAGTTTATGTACACAGGTGGGATTTACAATGATGGTATTGCGTTCTGGAAAGATGGCGTACTTATGACTTCTCAGGAAGTGTTGGAAGCTTTAAATAAATTGGATCAATTTGAAAAGGAAAATGAAAGTATTTTAAAAGTTGGCGATGTTATCCAATGGTCTTTTGATGATGATAGAAGTCACCCTAAAATGTGTAGAGGTAGAATTTTCCAATCTGAAATAGCACACGTTGATTTAGAGGATAAAGTTTATTGTGTTTACTGTATGTACGGACAAGATAAAATACCGTTTAATCAAGCAAAATTTATAAGACATGGGGTGGAGGGAACAATTAGATGAAAGGATAATCGAATTGAATTATTCACGACAAGAATTTGCTAAAATAATTAAAGTTGATTTAGAGGATTTTGATGATATGCTGAACGGTAAGCGAGAAATGAATCTTAATATAGCTATAGCTTTAAATAATTATTTTGAAATAATACCAAAAAATAAATGAAAAGCAACATCACATTTGAAAGCACGGAAACCGATTTATCATTGGATATTAAAATTACTGCAAATCTTTTGGAATACACTTGCATATTTCCTAAAAGCGAAGTTTTGAGTATTCGTTTTAACATGAACAGGGCAAAGGGTAAAATTCCGTTGATACTTGGTTTAAACAAACATGAGCATCTGGAGATTAGAAACTATGTTGTAACGGAAGTTTCAAAATATAAAACCAAATTAAAATGGTAATAGAAAATAATTACACTTGCGATGTATGTGGTGAAAAATTACCTAGTGGTATTTTTGGTATTATGAAACACCACGAAGAAAAACATGGCTTACGTGAAACAACAAATGCTTTTATAAAAGCTAGAGAATTAAAAGGGAGTGCTTTAACGGTAGAGGACTTAGATAAATTTACAAAATAAATAGTCATGGGATTATATGAATTATTAGGGCTTGAAAAAACAGCCACAAAAGAACAAATTAAAAAAGCTTACAAAAATTTGTGTAAATTGCACCACCCAGATAAAGGTGGAAGCATAGATGAGTTTACAAAAATCAAGGAAGCGTATGATGTGTTGATGGACGACAACCTTCGTGATGTTTACGATAAAACAGGAACTATTGGTAAAGTAACCGATTTAAACAACTTGTTTATGGCTTTTATTTCATCACAAATTGTTTCAGCGTTGGAGAACTTTTCTGATGATCCACGATTTGACTTAATTGCTTTCCTGAAAAATGAGTTGAACGAAGCAAAGGATAAGGCTCAAAAACAAATAATCGATATAGGGTTAAAAAGAAATACGTTGGAGAATAAATCTAAAAACGTGAAAAATGTTAAAGGTGAAGAAAATCTTTTAAAGAAAATTATTGAATTGACGATTAACGAGTACAACAACCATATCTCTCAAATTAAAAGTAAAATAACGGAAGTCGAGTATTTGCTTGAAAGGTTGAGTGAATATAGTTACGATTGTAGTTCTGGATTGATTAGTCAAAAATCCATACATTCGTTTAACACCATATTTGGATATTAAATATTGATAAAATTATTATGAGAAATATACACATAAACAACGATGATAATTACGCAACTCCTCCAGAATTTTAAGAGGAATTAAATAAACGATTTAACTTTGATTTTGATCCGTGTCCTTACAATGAAGGTGTAATTGTGAATGATGGTTTAAAAATTGAGTGGGGTAAATCGAATTTCGTAAACCCTCCTTACAGCCAAAAATTGAAAGAAGCGTTTATAAAAAAAGGAATTGAAGAATCTAAAAAAGGTAAAATTTGTGTATTTTTGATTCCTGTTTCAACATCAACAATCCTGTTTCATGAATGGATAAAACCTAATGCGACACAAATTGAATTTGTTAAAAGCAGAATTAAATTTGGAAAACGTGATGCTAATGGAAATTTTTATCTACCATTAAATGCTAAAGGCAAAACTCAGAGTGGTACAAAAGATAGTATGATTGTAGTATTCGGAAATAAAAAGTAACAATTAAAAACAAAATAAAATGGCAAAAAAAACAGGAAAAGATCTTCCAACATTGGAAGAAGTAAAAGATGCAAAATTTGTTCCAGTAACAGAAGGTGTAACAACTAATACCGTTGGTGGTGCAATTGATGAAAATTTAGAAGTAGCGAAAGAAATTTCAGAAACTATCGAAAATGAAAACGCTGATGAAACAGCTAACGAAAACGTTACCAACGAGAACCACGAAAAAGAGTTAGTAATCCCACAACCTACGGAAGACGAAGTTTCAAAAATGGAATCTGGTATTTACGAAAGTGGAATTGATACTATTACTTCTGAAAAAGGTTCTGTAAGCGATTTACCAACAATTGAAAGAAATGAATCACCAGAAAATTACACTTTAGGAAATAGTGAGAATGTTTCAGTTACCGTTGGAGTTGTATTAGAAAATTTAGTTTTAGAATCTAAAAAAGCAAATCCAGTTGTAGAAGAAAAATCGGAAGAAGATGAAATTGAACTAATTCCAGAAAGCAATACTTTAATCGAATTAAAAATGGAATTTGAACCTGTAACCCACAGAGAAAAGGAGTTTTTAACTACTACTCACAATGGAGATTTGCTTTATTTACCATTGGAAAATGTGGTTAAAGAAGGGGACAAAGTTTTTATTCCTTACTGGCTTTACAAAATCAAGTTCAAGTAATGGACAGTTTTTCAAAAAAAGGAGTGAACTTATCAGTTTGCTCCTATTGTTTAGAATCAATAAATCAGTTCTCTAGGACAACTGATCATTTATATCCAAAATCAAAAGGCGGTGTTTTAAGTAACAAAAATAAAGTTCCTGCTTGTGGAAGATGTAACCAAATGAAAGGTGACTTGGATATTGAAGAATTTAGAAAATCTTTAGAATCGACAATTAATTTTGAGCAAAGCAATTTTAAAAAAACCATAGGGCTACTAAAAAAAATTAAACTTAACACGGAAAAAATAATTTCAAATTTATAAATAATGAAGTTGATAAAATGTGGCACTAAAGCTATAATAAAATTAGGTAATTCAGAAGCAATAATTACAGGTATATCTATAAGATTTAGTACTGTTTCTTACGAATTGAGTTACTTTATTAATGGTGAGTATAAAAGTACATGGTTCAATGAATGTGAATTTAATGTAGATGAAAGAAGTAATACAGTGATAGGTTTTAAATAAAAAATTATGAAAACACCAAAAGAAAAAGCACAAGAATTATTTGATAAATTTAAACCAATTGCACACGCTAATTTGTTTTCATTCAGAGAGGAATCACATACAAGCAATTCCAAAAAAGGAGCTTTAATCGTGGTTGATGAGATTATTGAAACAACTATATCTAAGATTGATTCAGATTATTGGAATGAAGTTAAATCAGAAATTGAAAAATTTTAATAATGAAAGATAACGTTGTTTACCAAATACTTCTTCAGGAAGCAAACAGAATAAGTTCTTTGAAAAAAGATAAGTTCGATTTGTACACAAAAGATGCCAAAGGAAACTTTGTAAAAATTGCTGAAGCTTTTGATCCTAAAATTGAGGAATTAAAATCGTTGATTCTTAAAAAAAGAAAAACAAGATTTTATATTTCGTTTGTGGAGTGTATGGATATGATGGACGATTTACCACCTTCGGCACACAGAGTTTTACGTTTCCTTGTACAGCAAATGAATAACTCAAATGTGATTGATAGTTTCTCTTACAGGGAAATAAACGAATGTACTGGAATCCATTTAAAATACATTCAAAAAGGAATTCATGTGTTATTGGAAAAAGACATTATCCGATGGAAGAAAAACAGAAACGGAAAATCCTACATGGTAAATCCTATATTTTATTTCAAAGGAAAGTTGAATTATATTTTTAAATGCGTTTCCGATTACGAAGGATTTAAGGATTTGGAACTACCTAAAGCTTCTGAAAGCACAACTAATGTTGAAGCTGATTTTGATAATTTCCTTAAAAAACCGAAAAAAAACATATTTGAATAAATCTTATTTTTGTAATTATAAGACTTTTTGATTTAGGTTTAAATCTTGAAGCATAGTTTAATTATGGCAAAAGATATATTCGAGGAATTTCTTAGTTTCAAAAAGACTACGCAAATAAAACCAATTGTTGCAGAGGATTTTACTCAAAGGGAAATTTTAACTTCTGAATGGAAACCTTCGCACGAGCAATTTGATTATTCGGAAGAATTTATAAAATTTATCAATAGCATAAATTCTGGGTGGCAAAATAAAGTCACATACATTCCATTAGAAAAATACGTTCTCCAAGCAAAACAATGGATTGAAGATCCAACGGACATTTTAGATTTTAATACCGAAGAAGAGCAAAGGGAATGGCTTGAAAACGAAATTGAAAGATGTAAGGACAATTCGCTTTATTTTTGTAACAAGTATGGTTGGATTAAAGAAGATAAATCAAAAGATGGTAAATTAAAATACACAGCTTGGGAAGCACAACAAGTATTATTGTTCTTTTTTGACTGCGGTTATTCGATGATGATTGGTAAAGGTAGGCAAATTGGATTTACTACTACCATGTGTCTTGCTGGAATGAAACGTGTAGCTTTTAATAAATCTTATTTCATTAAATTTATCACCCACTCAGACACTAAAGGTCAAGAAATTTTTAGGGATAAAGTTAAATGGGCTTTCACTAAAATACCAGAATATCTAGCATTAAACGTACATAATTGGACTGATTCTACTATGTCTTTTGATAAAAAAGGTGATAGAAAAGGTCGTGATGAAGGTGGTGGTTCTCGTTTTCAAGTTGATGCTCCAAGTATTGATGCAATAAATGGTGGTTCTCCATCGGCTACACTTGTAGATGAGATTGGATTGTTTGAAATATTTGGTGACATGATGCGTGAAGGTCGTCCAGCTTTATTCAAATACGATCCAGATAAGGATAAAATGATAATGCAACAACAGTTTATCGGTTGGGGTACATCAGGGGATATGGATAAGGGTGGTTCAGTTTTTGAATCTGAATTTAAAGCTTGTTTAAAAAATTGGAAGGAAAGAAACTTTGAATACGGAATAATTCCTTTGTTTTTTAATGCCTATGCTAAAAGAGGAAGTACAAAAGAATACATAGAATCAGAACGTAAAGCTTATTTAGCTAAAAATAATTCAAAAGATCCGGGTAAAGGTCTTGTACAATTTCACCAACATTACCCAATCACAATAGACGATATGTTTATTCGTAAATCAAGAACGCTTGTTCCAAATCATTTTTGCCAAGAAAGACTTGATTTTATTTACAATAGAGAACCTGCAATTGAATACGGTTATTTTGAGCCAATAATGGATATTAATAATCCAACACCAGATTTATTTACTCCATTTAAAATTACAGGTTCACGATTTGTTGCGACAAGTGGATTTGATGACGTACGAACAACTGCAATAGTTGTTAATCACCCACCACAAAATGAAATTTGGAAACATAGATGGTATCAAGGGACAGATCCAATAAATTCTGAAACAGGACACTCGAAAATGAGTAGTGCCATTTGGGATGCATGCACAAATAGTGTTTCAAGTGTTGTTTTTTACAGGGAGAAAAAGTTTAAAGTTTGTTATTTACAGGTTTTATTGCAGAATTTGTACTACGATCAACAAAATAAAGGTGGAATAAAAGAACTTATCGAAAGTAATATTGGAGATATGCACTTAGATTTCCAAGAAATTCATGGATTTAAACATAAATTTACGAGTAATACCACTCTTCCAGATTATTTACAAACAGGTGGTGGAAAATGGTTTGGAATTAATAACAGGGTAAATACTGCTGGACATATCATTGCTAAATTAGAGGAATTGCTTGATGCTTATTCAAAAAACATTGACATTCCTTGGTTTTGGGAGCAATTGAAAACTTTTACCGAAAAAGATTTAAAAAGTTCTCAGTCACATAGACAAACTAGATACCAAGCTTCGGATTTGCGCTACGATTTTGATGATGCGATATTCTCAATCGTTTTTTCTTACATAAACGCTGTTAGCCACTCGAAATATGAACCAATAAATATTAAGGGGGAGCAAAAAGAAGGTAAAATTGTAAGAAGGCAAATTCAGAACGCACAAACTAACTGGAATACTAAAATAGCTGACGTTGATATTACTACTGGAAAAATAGTTAGGATTTATTAAAAAAAAAATCAATTTAATTTTGTATTACATTTGTTGAAAATAATATTTATTTAAAAACATTTAAGATGGCAATTACACAATTATCAGCAAAAAATAAAAATCGTATCAGAGTAACCAATAAAACCATTGAGGACAATTTAGTTCAAGATATGACAAACGTTATTACTGAAGTTAACGATTTGATTGATGGGACAATTACTCAAGCTACAATTACAGCAACAACAGCTGTTGTAACAAACACGGTTTCTGAAAGAACTTCTGGTGCTGGGGTTACAGTTGATGGAGTTTTATTAAAAGATGGTGGAGTAAGTGCAAATTCTCAAATTGCTTCTTTTTACCCACAAGTAGCACAAAATAATATTACCGCTGGAACAGGTGGTGCTATTATCGTTACCAATTATTTGACTACAATAAATACTGATGCTGGAGGTGATGCTTTCACGTTAGCTAATGGTGTTCAAATTGGGCAAATGAAGAAAATTCTTTTGGTAGTTGATGGTATTGGTGATGGTGTTGTTACCCCTGCTACTGCTTTTGCTGGAGGAACTACCGCAACATTTAATGATGCTGGAGATTATTTAATTTTACAATGGAGCGGAACTGATTGGGTAGTTTTAGAAAACTCTGGAGTTACCATTGCATAATAATTACCTAATTAATATATAAAATTATGGCTATTACTCAAAAATCATTCAAAAATAAATTCAAGACTAGGGTTGTCAATACTGATAACGAAAATAGAATCGTTGAAGATATTGCAAGTATTATTCAAGAGATAGAAACTATTGAATCAAATTTACCTGAATCACTAACATATACAGAAGTTGCAATAAGTTCTGCTCAAATATTAGATTTAGGGAATACACCTATTGAATTACTCCCAAATGCCGATGCTAATAAATATTATGAAATTCAAAAGTTTATTTTAGAATTTACAGAATTAACAACGCCTTATACGTTTAACGACGCAATTAACATTTATGGTATTAACTCATATGCTTATTTAACTGAATCTATTTTAACCTCTGGAACAAGTAATGTTACAGTTATTAATAATTATGGATCAGATATTGCTACATATGTCGACACTTTAAATGTCGTTAATCGTCAAGGTTTAGGTGGAGGTATTCAAATTAGTACTTATAATGGAACTAATCCAACTTTAGGAGATGGTACTATCTTAGTTAAAATTTGGTATAGAGTAAGAACATTCGGAACAGAATTATAATATTAAAAGCTCAACTTAGTTGGGCTTTTTTTATGTTACACTTCTAGCTAATTGATAATCAAAAAACATTCCTTTAGGTAAAAAAACTTTTCCTTGCTTATTGTTTTCAGTTTGTTTGTAAAGATTTTCATTTTCTCTAAAAAAATCTACATCAAATCCTTTTATTTTTCGGTAAACAAGATTTGGATAAAAAGGTTCTTTATACCAAGTTTTTTTTATTCCAGTATCAGTTATTTGAGATTTAAAAATAAAAACTTCATATTTATAATTTCTGTGATCAGAAATAAAACTAAATTCATAATACTTAATTATGAAATGAGGAATATTATTTTTAATTAAAATCTCAATCATTAGTGTAAATTTCTTTTGAAAGTTCTTTTATCTGATTGATTAATCTTTTGTATAAATATTCTTTTCCTTCAGGAATATTTACATCACTAATATCTTGTGATAAAATTAACCACAAAGGTTTTCCGTAATAAGCACTCAATTTCTGAACAACATTTATTGTCGGAATCCTTCTATTTGTTTCTATTGAGCAAAGGTAAGTTTGAGATAAACCCACTTCATTAGCAACAACAGTTTGTGTTTTATTTATATTTTTTCGTTCGTTTAAAAAAACCTCACCTAAACTCATAAAATTTATTTTTTCACAAAGGTAAACAAATATTTCAAATGGTTACATAATAAACAACAAAAAAAAATGTATTTTTTTTTAGATTACATTTGTGCAACTACACGGTGTAGATAATAATATTAACTCACACGGATTACAATCGGTGTAAAAAAACAAAAAAAATGTACACAAAAATTCCAAAAATTGATTATGGAGTTGCGGTAATTAACAATTCTATTGTTGATGCAGACGTAACATTGGCAGGTGGTAAAGTTACCATCTTAAATGCTGACACGACACTTGGTTTGAAATTTAAAGTTTCAGATGGTATTTCTGTCACAAAAACAGCTTATGCGGTTGGTACAAAATCCATTAAAACTATTGCTTTTGCAAGTGTTTCTATGGTTGCGAACAGTAATTACTCGATGAGTATTTCTTTACCACAAAGACAAGCGTTCTATGGTGGTGGTGTTGAATCAAATGCGTTGATTGAAATTCGTACTTACACGGTTTCAGTAGATGCTTCTCCAACGGTTGCTGAATTACGTAATGCGTTTTTAACTGCAATTCAAAATGATTTATCTTCAGGTGTTGTAGCAACAACTTCTGGTGCTTCATCAATGGTGATCACAATGTCTGATGTAAATTCAGGTGATACAGATATTGTTGTTCCTTCTGGTGCTACAATTACTGTTGGAACAGCTTATGTTGCTCCAAGTGGAACTCCAGATGAAGCAAAACTTTATTTTGCAAATTCTTTGGTTGCGGTTGCTGGTGAATACACTAAATACGTAATCGTGTTCAGAAAAGATATTAGAAGTAATATTGTAAACGGTAATTTCGTGCAAAAATACGAAAAAGCTGTTTTGTTTATTGAAGAAAACGCTGCGGCTTTTGCTACTGCAACTGCGATATTGGATTCTATCGTTGATGGAACTTATACTCCAGTAGCTGATTTCTTAGGTATCTAAAAATTAAGGGGTGGTTTTTATCACCCCTTTAATTAAATTTTTTATGGCATTAGAAGTAGATGTAGTTTTATTCGGATTAGAAACAAGTCAAGATTTGAGAATTGAATTCCCAGAACTTGCAGAAAATGAATATTTCAAGGTGTTAAAACCTTCGGAAGTAAAATTTTGTTGGCTTGTTGGAAATAGAACATCACCTATATTTGAAAAGGAAGACCAAGAAAAATTTGAAATAGCAACAAAAAGTTGTTTCCCAAATTATTTAAAAAAGGAAGAGTTAAAAGAATTGTATAATGGTAATATACCAGATCACATTCAACTTGGAATTGATGCAATGAAGAAATTTAATCCTGAATTAAGGTTGAGAGCAAAAATGCTACAACATTATATTTTCGATGAGTTGAATCATATTATTGGAATGAAAACGAGAACTCAAATTTCTTTGATGGACGTTGATGAATTAAAAAAACATTCTGATTTATTAAAGAGTATTGAAAAAGATATTCCAAATATGCTAAAAAGAATTGAGGACGGAAACGGAATAAAAACAGTTGAAAGAGGTACGAAAAAACGTGTCTTAGTAAATATTAACGATGGAGTAACATCATACTAATTATATGTTCAATACAAATCAAAATCGTCCAGACAGGATCACATCTAAAAAAGATGAGGATTACCATAGACAAATGGGTAAATACTGTTTAAACACTATTGATAACAATACTTATAGAGCATATATTCAAAAATGTTTAATAAATTATTCTTTTTACAAAGGTGGTGATGGACAATGGATTTTTGAAGATGATACCGTAGGATTTTTCTTGGACGAATCTGGAGATATGCGTAACCGTTTGAAATGGGCTAAAAATATTGTTAAGCCAATGGTTAAACAATTTATTGGTAACGCAATACGCCTTTCTTTTGATGCCGAAGCAGAATGTATTTCACCTTTCATTATAAACAAGAGGGAGCAGGAGTTAAAACGAATCCAAGGGTTTGAGCAAGTTTCTAAAATGTCACCTTACTTCAAGGATATTATAAAAGAAAATGTTCCTGTTGGTGACACCGAAATTGAAACTGTTGAAATTTTTGAAAATTCATTTGTCGAAGATTACGTTCAAGATGTAAATAATCTTATTGAATATATTTCTACTGAAATTGATATTGCTGGAAAAATAAAAAGACAACTTGCACGAAGCATGGCTTTGTACGGTATGGGTATTTATAAAGGCTTTGAATTTAATGGTGACTACCAAGGTAAAGCTGTTATGCCAACATTTTTTGGTTGGGATTTATCAGCACAAGAGCCAGACCTTACCGATGCAGAATTTATGTTTGAATGGGGATATTTTGATACACCATCAATTTTTGAAAGATACCCAAAATTAAACCAAATCCAAAGAGAACAAATTGAGAAGTATGGTAGCGAAAAATCAGTTCAGAGCTTACATAAAGTTATAAATAACGTTATGGTTCATACTGGAGGTAAAGTTCCTGTGTACGAAGTTTATTGGAAAGATTTTGAGAAAAAAGAAGCTGGTTACGTTTTAGATGAATTCGGTTATCCTTTTTACGTTTACATAAATTCTGAAAATTCAGATTATACAGATAAAGACCTTATTGAACCACCAACGGAAGAAGCTAAAAAAAGACTTGGTGATAAGAAAAAAGAAGTTGTTTACGATTCAATTACTCGTTATGTAATAATGATTAGTGGAAGCGAAATTGCTTCATCTGAAGGAGATATTGTTTTGGAATACGGAATCCAACCATACCAAGAAAAATATTTAAGAAAACCATCAAAATCATTCTTTCCTTACAAATGTGATACTTGGGATTATGAATTTGGTGAAATTTTAACGCCATTGGACGATGTTATTGATCCGCAAAGATTTTTGAATAGAACAATGTCAATTGTAGAATCTCATTTGAGTAATATGAGAGGAACAGGAACAATTATTTCTAAATCAGCAGTTGACGATAGAGATGGAGAAGCGGATTATTTAAGAAGTATGAACGCATCAAAACCAATTTTTGTTGATACAGATAGAGTTGGTTCGGTTCAAAATGCTGTTGGTGCTTACGGAACAAATATTGGTTCTGGAACGCTTCAAATGTTTCAGGTAATAAAAGAAGTTCAACAAAGTATTCAAGATGTTACAGGTGTAAATGAAGCTATGACAGGAACACAAGGTGGGGCTGATGTTTTGGTTGGTGTTATTGAAGCACAAATCCAAAGAGGTTCACTTGTTCAAGAACCATTTTACGCTTCATTAACTTCTATTTTGCAACAAGCATATTTACATATTGCTACTGTTGGGAAATCTATTGCTATTGAAAACCCAAGACAATTATCAATTATTGTTGGTGACAGAGGATCTAAAACAATTAATTTAACTAAAGACCATTTATATCAAGATTATAGAATTGCGGTAAAACGTTCTGAAACAAAAGAACAAGGAATACAAGCTGGAAACCAATTGTTATTTACTTTATTGCAAGGTGGATTAATTGACGATACAAGATTTGCTAACTTATTTGACCGTTCAAATTCATCTATGATTGCACGAGCATTGAGAGAGTTCCAGAATGAAAAAGTTCAGGCTAAATACGAAATGGACAAAGTTAACGCTCAAAGAAATACTCAACAACAACAAGCTATTGCGAATGAGCAACAAGCAATTGTGCAAAATGTAAACCAACAAAAACAAGATGCTGTTGATGAGAAATTACTTGACCATGAATTAGACATGGAAAAAACTAATATGGTAGAAAATGCTAAAACTCAAAGAGATATTTTTAAATCAATTCCAAATTAATCATTAAAAAAAAACATATTAAAATATATTTTAATTTTGGATAAAATTATAATTATGGCAGAAGAAGAACAAAAGTTTGATTTACAGCGAAGTTTTGCCGAAGCATTACTTGGCGAAAAATTACCAGTTGAAACTTCTAATTCGCAGAGTGAAAACTCAGAAGACGATTTAGAAGATGAAAACCAAGGAAATCAAAGTGATAACGATCACGATGAAGAAGAAGAAGAAAACGAAAACTCAGATGACAATGATTCAGATGATGATTCAGAAGACGATGAGAATGATGAAGATGAGCAAGAAGACATTTTTGGTGTATTAAAATCTACAAAGAAAAAGCCACAAATTAAGCTTGATTTTGAACCTCAAAAAGAAATCATTTCGTTAATCAGTAAAAAGTATGGCGTAAAAGATTTGCCAACATTTTTAACTTCAGCAGATACTTGGAGAGAACAAGCTCAGGAAGGTGTTAAAATTAAAAATCAATACGAAGCAATTCTTAGTGATTTACAATCTATGCCACCAGATTTAGCAAGGTCAGTTAATTTATGGGCTAATGGTGAAGATTGGACTAAAGTTAACGATCAAAGACTGGATTACTCAAAACCATTTGAGAAACAAGATGTAAATGGTTTGGTTCAGCAATACTTTCCAGAAGAGTATGCCGAGGAAGAAGAGAAGTTGAAAAACGAGGAAATTTCTAAGGCAGAATTTGAAAGAAGTGTGAAGTTATTAAGTTCTTCATCAAAAAAGTTGTTTCAAAAAGATAAAGATTCGTTAGAATTACAACGTGTTCAATTTGAGAATAATCAAAAAGAAATTGCGAAAAAGGTTAAAACCTCAGCATTGGATTCCGTTAAAACTCTAAGTAAGACTTATCCTCATTTCAGTAGTTCGGAATTGAAAAAGATCGAGAATATCTTGATGAATGGAGAAGCAGACGACTTGCTTTATGAAGCTAATGGTACTTACAAACCAAACGTAGCGGAAAGTGTTGCGTATGTTTTATATGGTGCTAAAATGATGGAAAGAATTAAAAAACAGGCTGAAAACAGAGGTGAAAGCAAAGCGAGAGAGGAAGTTGTAAATACGTCCGATAAGAAACTGAAAACATCTAAGCAAAATTCTAGCAAAGATACAGTTGATTTATCATCTATTAAACATCTTCAAGGAATCAATAAGCCAAGTCCTTTCCAAAACAGAATAGTAAGTAAATAATAATAACTAATAAAAAAAAGGAAAAATGGCTTTACAAGATATTGCATCAGAAAAGTTCTCCAATAAAAACCTTAATTCAGTAGGTTCAAATTACGGAGCAGAGTACAACCACGCAACAAGTTTGTTGGTTCAAAAAGAAGTGAACAAAGTTATCTTTGATTCAATGCCAAAACAATTCATGGATTTGAAATTGTTAAATATGGTTGGTTTTGAACACGTTGATTCAGACGAGTTTCACTATCAAGAAATGGGTGATCAAAGGTTGGAAATCGTTTCAAACGAAACTGTTGCAGGAGTTACACACCCAGCAATGCAAACATTTGGTGTTACATCTTTAGATGGTGTTAGTACAAACACATTGATTGTTTATCCAAACGGTCAAAAAGGAAACATTTTTGAAATTGATTCAACGAATTCAAAAATTACTGTTGTTCCTTTCACGAATAGCACTTTACCAGCGGTTACTTCTGGTGATTCATTCGCTAATCAATCTCCTGTTGATCATACAGGTTCAGATGGATTTACAACTTATTTCCGTGCGACAACTATTGAAAGAACAAACTTTGTTCAGTTTTTCAACATGGCTATTCGTTACGATGAGGTTGAGTTGTACAAAATGCAAAAAACAGGTACTACATCAAACTTCTTGGTTATGGAAACTAAGGCAATGATGAACCACCACCGTACAGGATTGGCAAATACATTATGGTTAGGTGAAAAAGGAGAAATCAAAACTGAAGATGGTAAAATGGCTAAAACAACACAAGGTGTTTTTACAGCTATGCTTGAAGCAGGTTCACCATCAGCAATTGGTGTAACGGAACTTACATTGGTAGATGCTTTTGAAAGTGTTGTTATGCAGTCTGAGTACGGTGATTATGGTGATACTCGTTTTGCGTTTTTAACTCCAGAATTACATCGTTTATTATCTAAAAAATATAAAGAGGAATTTACTCAATATGCTCCAGATGATACATTTGCAATGTTAAACTTGAAACAAGTAAATATTGGATCTTCAAACATTGTTTTAATTCCAATGGCAAGATTTAAACAACGTGCAAGTTTCCCACAAGCTTTTGAGAAAAGAATTATCATTTTAGATATTGAAAACATCAAGCCTTGTAATATTTGGGGAGAGCGTTCAGGTGTTACCGATGCTTTAAAAGATGGAACTCCAAAACGTTATTCTGATGTTTATGTTGATTGCAACATGGGTATCAAGTTTAACAATCCTTTGGGTTGTGCTTACGTTGAAATGGCGTAACAAAAAATATTCAATGGGGGTACTTTGATTAGTACTCCCTTGATTTTTTAAATAATTAAAAACAAAACAAAAATGGCAATTACAAAAGAAAACGCTCCAAAAGGAGATGAAAAAACAAACAAAGAAAAAGACTTAAATCAAGGTGAAGAAAAAACAATAAACCTTAATTCAAGCAAAGATTTATTTGAAGCAAAAAAAGATTCAGAACCAGCAGTAGGTGAAGTTTCCGAAAAAGAACACGACGAGTTATTTAAAATGCGTGAAGCTTTAAAATCTCAGGAAGCAATTAACGAAGAAATGCGTGAAGCTGTTGCAACTGTATTAGCTCAAAATAAAGAGTTGATGGCGAAATTATCCGCTCCATCAAAACAATCACCATTTGGAGTTGCTAATGCTAAAAGCGACTATGTAGGTGATTTAATTGATGATTACGTTGAAGAGCCTGTTATCTTTTTTGGATTTACTTGCGGATTAGGTATTTGGGGTGACAAATCAATGGGACAAATTACTTACCCACCAAACGGAAAAATCCAGTTTACCTTAATTGTTCGTTCAAAAAGACTTACACACAAAGGAGTTCAAGTTGTTTCAGTATCTCACTTTGCTTCAAACAGTAAAAAAGAAATTGAATATTTGAGAAACCACTCTAAATTTGGTATTCAGTTCTTTGAGAACAAGGAAGATATTAAAGCTATGGATTACACCGTTGCAACAAGATTGGCTGAATCAAGTAACATTGTGAATACGTTGAGTGATATTCAAATGATTGCAAGATGCAAGTTGGAGAATATTCAAATAACAAATGATCCAAAAGTTATGCGTATGCAATTAACTAAAGTATTGGCTGAAAAACTTATGGGAACAAATAAGTCTATTCAGTACGGTGAATTTAATCCATCAAAAATGAGTGACAACAGAATTGTTAAAGATGGTGTTGTTCCAAAAACATAATTAAAAAATGATTTCAGCGTTAGAACTTAGAAAACAATTAGCTTTTGCATTAGATGCCGAAGGAAGTGATCATTATCGTGATGATTTAGATTACATTCCTGCAATAAATGCTTCTATAAAATGGCTTACTGCTGTTGCTGGTTCTGCGTTTGGAGAAAATAAAATTGGAGAAGAATTTTTCCGTGATATAAGTTTTTCTGGAGTGTTTCAAACTGATGAACACTCCAGAATTTCTTTAAGTGTATTCCCAAATGAAGCTTGGACAATTTTAGCAATTTACCCACAACCTGTAACAAAAAGTATTGGTACTGCTCCTGTAACAGTTGATACACAATGTTATTTCAGAAGTGACTTAGTTCACGTTTCAGCTACAAAAGATTGTGTTAGAAAAAGCATTGAGGAATGGGCTAGAGCAAAAGAAAACCCATTGGAAGCTGGATATGATGGAACTGGTATTTGTGATGGTTTAAAAACGTTCGCTTACTTAAATCCATTTAATTACAGAAATACCAATACAGGTATTCATTCCCAAGAAGTTGAGATTAGACCAAAACCAACGTTGAATTTGGCTACTGTTTTTTGGGCTAAAAAACCAACTTTAATTGCAGATATTACAACAGGACAAATTGAATTTCCTTCAAGCTGTTTTCAATTGTTGTTTGATAAAGCTTTGTTCTATATTTCTATGAAGATGGGCGATGGAACTACTACCGCTAGTATATCTAATCAAGATATTAGTCAGCTAATGTCGGTAATTTAGACTTAATCATATAAACTAACAATGTATCTTATATCATCAATATATTTGTGCATAATTCTTTCCCCTCTTAATTCGGTAGAAAAAACTTTTACAAAATATTTAACAACTTCATCTTTAGTTTTTAATTGTTTTTCACGCCTAATAAATCCATTAATTTTAAATAAAAAACCAAATAAAAAAGCATTTTCCAAGAAAGTGACTTCATTATTTTTGCAATGATTTTTTAAATAATCTAAGGTATGAGTTCTTTGATAGAAAAGTTGATTCTTTCTACAATATAATTTTCTATCCATTACTGTTCTAAAAATTGTTCTATAAATACAACGTTTTCGTATTCTATTTTTCTTTTTCTTGATGAATTATCACAAGTAATATACCTTTTTGGCGTAAACGTTTTCTCAAAAAGCTTTTCAGGAATAATAATATTCACGAAAATATCCATTTTATCCAACACCCACTTTTGATTTAACACCGCAAGTCTTGTCATATTGTTTTGATCGTACTCTGGTTTTAACTCGATGTAAGTAATTCCTTTATGGCAACATTTAATTAAATCTATTCGTTCCTTTCCAAAGTTAATAAAAGGGCTGTTAAAGCTAAAAATAAACTTGTCAAGTGATTTTCTTCTATCCCAAGTTATTTTAACGTCTGGAGTGTACTCATGTGCGTTAATTATTGGTTTTGATAAAATTTTATCTTCAACTTTTATCATTTTAAGTCTGTACAAAACTTCTTTTTTATCCGAAAGTTTAAATGCTTCAGGTTGAAGTTCAATACTTTTTATAAACCCTTTTTCTTGAAGTTCCTCGCACCACCAATAAAAGTGCATTTCACCTGTTGAATCGAAAGTTAATCCGTTGTAGGTTGGTTTATCTTTTTGCTTCATTATTTTAAATTATCCAATTTCTAGGTTCTAAATTAAATAATTTTCTAAACCAACTACGATTTTCAAGTTGAAATTTATAAAATCTTTCATTTGAAATATTTGATTCGTGAAGTTCAGCCATCGCTTTATTCGTAAACTCTTTTCCATCAGAAGTCACAATTATCATTTTATAATCATCACAAGGATTTTTTACGATAATTTCAGTTTCGCACATTAATCTAAAATCTTGATATTTCTTTTTTCTTAAATTAGATAACGGTTCGTTTTCAAATATCACCCTTCCAAAATTACATTCGCTCAATGATTCGCAATTGGAAAGCAAAGATAATTCTTCCATTAATATTTTTTTCTCATCATTTGATAATGACGTTGTATCTCTGTGAATTGATTTATTCATGCGTAATTATTTTAATATCTAAATCATCAAACTCTAAACCCATCGATTTAAAATGTTTTGTAACTAATTTATGTTCTTCGTTTTGTGTATTTTTTAAATAATCAGATACATATTGTAAAGCTCTTAATGGACTTGTTTCCTTTACTAAAAAAGGCGTGTATTTAAATTCTTTTTTAAATACAGTTATTTCATATTCTTTTATTTTGCTCATTGTACAATTATTTTATGTCAAATGTTCTCATTGTTTAAAAATTAATCTTCAGTTGATATTTCTATTTTAAAAGGAGCTTTAATTCTATCCATGTAATGTGTTGGATAAACTTGATTATTTGTTTCATTTGAAACCCATGTTTTACTTCCGTTATAGTATCTACAACTTATAAATCCTATTGATGGAATAAATGCAAGTATCAATTCGTCACGTGTTGTTACTATTGTTTTTACATCAACTAATTGGAATAAAAAGTAATCTCCTATATTCATGCTACAATAATTTTATGTCCTTTGTACTTTTTTACTCTACCTCCAAACACTTCGCACAATTCTTTAAATAAACGTTTGCTCAAATGAATATCCAAAAAATCACCATCTTTTAAATCGAAATATTTAATTTGTCTTTCAATGGCATCACAAACCGTATCTTCGTTGTTTTTTCGGTAAAAAATATGTGAAGTACCTTTTGAGTTTGGAATTTCTTTTTTAGTTTCAGTTACAATTGGTTCAGTTACAATTTGTTGTGGTGCAAAAAAGCCCATGTGTCTAAAAGATGATAAGTCAATTCCATTTAATTCATCTCTCATAAATGAATTAGGAGTATCACCATTTAATACATCAGGATATACACCCATTGTATTATATTTAACAGACAATTCCAAATACCCATCTTCAACCATTAATTTAATTGCTTCCTCAGTAAACTTTGTTTTCAACCTTTCAAGTGTTACTGTTTGGTCTTTGCAGAAAAACAAGCTTGGACGTAAAACTTTGTAAAATATAAATGGTTCACTCATTTCATTCAATTTCTCAACTATTTCTTTACCATTTAAAGGTTTTGTTAATGTAGGAGCTTTTGCAAACAAAGAAGGATCTACATTAATATCTTTCAATATTCGTTCCCAAACTTTTTGTTGATTTTTATCCGTGAATGTTTTTGGTGGGTGTAAAAAATCCATCAAGCTTTCTTTTTCTTCTGCTGTAAGATTTGAATCAATTATTAAAGATTTACCATTTAATCCAGCTTTTTTACAAGCTAAACGAAAATGTAGCCAATTTTTTCTTACAACCTGTTCAAACGTTTTCTTTGTTTTAAAATTTATTGAATAATATTTTTCGTTGTCCTCTATAACTCCCATGACTTTTATTTTTTGTGATTTTTAAGATAACTTTTAAGAATTGCAGTATAGTTGATTAAATCATCAAGAGTGTCCTCAATAGCTTCATCTTTTACTTGTGCTTCTTTTTCGAGTAAAGTAGATATACGAGAAACTTTATCCATCATTCTCACCATAATTCCTTTTGGAATTGGAACACCAACTATTTCTGAATTAGAAAAGTTTTGATATGGATTAGATTCTTTACCTCCGTAATCCGAATTTTTTCGTGTTGCAACTTCTAAACATTTTTTAAACGTATCTTCAATATCATTAAGAAGAATGTTTTTATTAGATTTTTCTGCCATGACTTTTATTTATTTCTTAATGCTTTTAATTGTCTTTTTTGAAAGAACCCTTTAAATTCAGGAAACATTTCTTCCATTTTTCGTGCGTAATCAGGACGATAATTGTTGTTTATTTTGAATCCATCGTTCCCAGAAACTCCAGTATGAAATCTTATGACCTCAAAAATACCATTGGCTGAATACCGTGTAAATCCTTTTTGTTTTGCTTGACTTGCGTAGTGTACGAATAAAGCCCATATCTTAGGGTTTTCCTCGTCATAAGTTTTAAAATCTATCATTTGACTGTTTAAAAAAAAAAAAAACAACGCACCAAAATAAATTGATGCGTTGCAAAGTTTTACTTAAAAGGATTACCGCCTTGGTTTCCTTGACTACCAGAATTGTTTTGACCACTGTTAAGTCTTTGTATTTTCCAAGCTTCCAATGTGTTGAAATACTTTACTTCACCTTGTGGGCTTGTCCATTCGCGACCTTTTAATCCGAACTGTACGTGAATCTCATCACCTACACCCATACCATCAAGTTGGGAACAATTTTCGTTAACAACTTGAAATAATACGTGTTGTGGGTACATTTCATCTGACAATGTAACAACAAATTCGCGTTTCGACAGCTTGTCGTTAACTTGCGTTGTTGGGTTTAATACTTTTAATACGCCTTTTACTTCCATGATTTTTATTTTATATATGTTTTATGATTTAAAATGTTAAACATAGCTGTTATACTTATATTGTTACTTTTAGCTATCTCTGAACACGTAATTCCTTTTTTGTGTAATTCTCTAAATTCATAAACTTGATTATTTGTGAATTTAGCCATGTGATGTTTTTCTCCGTAATTTGGATTTAATAAATTATTTTTAATTGCGTGGTTTTGATTCTCACGATTTGTACACCACTCCAAGTTTTCAACCCTGTTATCTGTTTTTATACAATTAATATGATTAACCTGCTCTTTGTTTTCGTTATTAGGTATAAAAGATAAAGCAACCAATATATGAACTCCAGTATTTAATTTAGTTCCATCTTTACTTATGCATACCTGCAAATATCCCTTTAAAGATGTTTGAAGCTTAAGAAAACGACCAATCTGTATTCTACTTCTTTTTTTACCACCCTCAAGGTAATAAACAAAATGATCCTTACTTTTAACCCTACCTAAATTACTAATCTGATAAATACGTTCGTAATTAGGTAAATCTCTCCAAACTTCTTCTACTTCTTCGTTTTGCATATTTTTGTGTTTAAAATACGTGTTTAAAAATGAAGTGTGGAAACCGTAAACACTTCGGCTTTCAATCAGGTAATTACTCCCAATCTATCCACACCGCAAATATACAAAATATTTTTTTAATTGGTGTTAAAAAATGCAACTTTCTAGTAAGTTACCAACTTCCTTTCTTAAAGCCATTCCTCCATGAATTTTTATAAGAATCTGAGGTTTATACATGCACTTGATAAATTTAAACCTGTGGTACAAGTGTTAGTATGGCTAAGACCATATCTCTCGGAATTGAGAACTTTGTCAAGATTCTTCCACACTCAATACTAAATTTCTTGTTCTTGTTCTTCCTGTTTTACCACTTTCTTTTTTACTGGAGTTAAAGTTTTTAACCACTCGCTCAAACAGTACAATTTTGCTTTTTTACCTGATTTACTCATTTTATACTTTTTTAGTTATTAATTATTGTGACTACAAAGATAATAAATTATTTCATATAGTTACATAAAACTTTAATTATTTTTCAGGAAATTTTTCATTAAACTCTTCTTCTCTTAAGAAGCGGTAAGGTTCACCATTAGTGCTTACTTCTTTTTCTTTAACTAAGTTTTGTTCAATACATTTTTTATAAGATTCATGATTTCCATTCATCATTTTATCTACTTTATTTTTATAATCTTCGTAGTCTTTAAACATTTTTACTTGATTTAAGTTCTTTTTTAATTTCTTCTATTTTATTTAAGATAAATTTTTGGTTTTTAAGTACTGAATCTATTGCAAACGCAATATACATTACTAAAAATAAGCAAACAAATAATAATACTTCCATAGTTTAAGTTTTAGAAATAATTTTTTGGTGATATTCACCTTTTTCGTCTTGATACCATTCACCTTCTTTCAAAGATTCATAATTTGTACACCATCTGCATTTGAAATTACTGATATCATTTTCTTCTGCTGAATAATGTATATTAGGATTTGAAAAATCTTTAAATTCTTGCTTTTCACAAGATGTACATTTTATATAACTCATTTTTTATTTTTGTTTAAAAAATTAAATATCTCATCAAACAACCAACCTGTCAAATACGCTTCTGGCTCATCGTTAAACCGATCTACCAACATTGCGCAATCAACGTATATGTGGTTTTTAATGTGTACGATTTCATGTGCGATATTACTCAAATGTTTTTTATCTGTAAAAGCGACAATATAATGACGACCTTTCGCTTCATTGTGAAGTGTTACAGCTCCGTAGTTTCCAAGTGAACCTGTTTTATACTTTTTTTCAACGTAAGATAAATCTTTGTCGATTATCATTGTTAGTTTTGCGCAATAAATTGGTATTTCAACTGTTTTTTTTTTTTTTCTCATGGTTTATTTTTAAATGGGGATAATTCTGCCTATTTACTCATCATCTTTTCTCAACCTTTTAGGTAATCTATTTATTGCATGTGGTTTTAAAGGAAAAGCATTTTCAAATTTTAACACACGATTTTTGTTGGCGATTTCTTTTATACGTTGCTTGTTTGTTTTCTTTATAATTATTTTTTTCGGACTTTCTTTTTGTTTTTTAGGCTTCGGTTTAACTAAACTACCATTTTTATAAATAGGAATTGTTTCTGTATCATGGGTGATTTTATGGCAAGATTTGCATAAAGTAATTAATTGTTTATCTCCGTACTCCCAAGGCTTTCTGCCATCAATGTATAATTTATGGTGTACATGTAATTCAAGGTCTATTGATTTACATCGTTGACAAGTGAATTTATCTCGTCTAAGTATCTTCATTCTTTTACGATGCCAATATTTACTTTTTAGTAATATTTTATATTCTGCCTTATTCATATATTTCCCGCTTTAAAACAAACTTAAAATATTTTATCTTTAAATTAAAAGGCGTAAAAAAACCCTTAGTCACTCTGAATAACTAAAGGTTTTCCGTTTATTTCTATTGGGAAACAGAGAATGTCTTATTTTTGTGTTATTCAGAGTAACACGACAAATGTATAAAAGTTTTTTTAAATAACAACAATTTTCACTAAAAAAAAATCAATTACTTTTATTTTTATATTTGTTGAGAATAAAATCCATTAATAATGACGTATAGATTTGTAGCATACGACCTCCAAAAATCACTTAAAAAAACATTTGATGATGCCGATATTACGCTGATTCAAATAATTTATTGGGTACAAGTAGTTGCAAATAGAATACGACTTGAACATTATGTGCAAACAAATTCAGATTTATTTACAAGCACTTTTTATCCTATTTTAGTTTTAAAAGACGATAAAGGACGTAAGTATATTGATTTGCCAACACAAATAATGGATTTACCGAATAACGAAGGTGTTGCTTACATTACTTACAATACAGATACAAATTCTTGCCACGGTGATAATTTTGCACAACAGTTTTTTCAGCCAGTAGATACAATGAAAGTACAACATTTGTACCTTGATGAATACACAAAGCCAAAACCAACAAACCCTTATTTTAGAAGAGTTGGAGATAAAGTTAACGGTGTAGCTGTAAACAGAATTTACCTACTTGGAATCGAATGTATTGAAGTAACAGATGTTGAAATTGCTGTTCGTTCAACTTTAAATCCATCAAGTGTTTGTAATTTAGACGATAATTTGCCAATTCCAGATGAAAGAGTTGGGGATTTAATTCAGGAAGTATTAAAGCTTGGAAGATTTGTAATGCTTATTCCAGACGAAAGGTCTAACGATGGAAACGATGGCACAGCTAATTCAATGCCACGCCAACCGATTAGACAACCAGTATCAACCGCACAAACAGAAACAGAATAATTATGACAAGTAATGATTTTTGCTCAGTTAATCATCTTTTAGCGGATATTACCGTTACGGTAGATGATATGGCTTTTAGAAAAGGTTTCAGTAAAGGCTGGTACACTTCTCGTATTCAAGATGCTTTACAGGAATTGGCTTTAGATACATTTTATCAAAAAATTCAAAAAGATGATGTTATTCCTTCAACTTTACAATTGAAAATACCAGAAAATTGTTTTAATCCAAGAGAAATTTACTTGTATAACGGTACGCTTTGTAACCCAACTTGTACACAAAATGTTTATTGGAAACGATTGTTTAACAATAATTACGAAGGGCAAGGATATACAGCCAAAGTAAAAGACGATGGTGGGAATGGTGACGATCCGTTTGTTGGTAGTTACAACCGTGAACGCCAAAGAGGATATTACGGTGTAAATGGAGCGAAGTATTACGCTAATGAGCAAAATGGTATTTTGATGCTAAGTCAAGATTGTGCTGGATATGAATTTATTCGAGTAATTTATAATGGCATGGGAGTTCCAATTGGGGACGTTCCAATTGTGCCAAGATTTTTTGAACAAGCTGTAAAAGATTTTGTGATAGTGGCTTTTTACAAAGCAATGAAGACAAGACACCCAAGAACTTACAGGACTTTATGGGCTGATGCTAAAAACGACCTTGAACACCCTGCGAATGGTTCTTGGAATAAAGCAAGGAAAAGGGTGAAAAGTATGGATAGCTATCAAAAAGAGTCGTTGAATGAGTACCTATCAGATATGTGGTTCAAGTGATGTTATATATTTTTCTCGAACAATAAAAGCTTCTTCTTCTGTGTTGTGCCAACCTAAATTTATTCTTTTACCTCCACTAACTAAAAGGTAAGATTGCCATTTTTCATGATTTTCACTATAAGAAACCCCTTTGTGTTTAGATGAATTAACTTTTGTTTTAGGTAAAATATTAAAATTAAGATAATTATTTAAAGCTTTAAGGTACGCTTCATTTGCTTCATCTTCATTTTTAAAAGATCCTAAACAATGTTTAACACCTTTAACTAACAAGCTTGACTTGAATCTATTTTTTGTATTACACCAGTGAACACAACTATATTTTGATGTTTTATTGGTTTTTAATCTACCTTTTTTACAATTATCTCTATTTGATAATAGTTGTAAGTTAGATAATTTATTATTTGTTTTATCTTCATCTATATGGTCTACAACTTTCGTTTTATTTAATTTTAACTCACTACCCATAAAGGTTATCGCAACAAGTCTGTGAGTTTTTGTAGTTTTACCTTTTCCATTTTTATATACTCTAAATTGCGTATATCCATCAGATGCTTTTTGTTCATTTAAAAAAATACCTTTATAAAATCTTTCTCCTATGTTTAATTTAACAGTTCTATCCAAACTTTTAACTCTACCAATATCTACTGAACCAATAATTTCTTGGATTGGCGGAGAACCGATACCATCACCATTATACCATGAATCTCTACGAATTTCGATAAAATCAAAATCATTATAATTTTCAAAACGTA